TACTAACTTGTAACGTACAAGTCATTTTAGGGAGCGATCTCAGTGGACTTACAGCAGTCGAGACGAATTAACCTAGTTACCTACATCAAAGACCATTACAAGGGCAACCGCGCGGCATTCTGCCGTGCTACTGGCAAGAACCCAAACCTTATCAACCTGGTGCTGACAGAGAACGAAGACTACAGGCGGGGCTTCGGCGAGAAGCTGGCACGGGACATCGAGCAGCGGCTTGGTATTAGCAGGGGCTGGCTCGACACGCCCCGCGGCGTCGGGGTCAAGCGTGTGCTGACCATTCCCATTGTGGACTACAGCCAAATTCCTGACGTTGCACCAGAGCGTTACGACTACTTTATGGTGCTGCCAACAGCATACCCAAGGTTCAGCCGGGTGACAGCCACCAAGAACATCGTAGCCTCGGTGTTTGAAGATGCTGGGATGCAGCCGACCATCGTTCCAGAGGACTGTCTCTACATTGACCTGGGCATCAAGTCTATTGAGGGCGACGGTCTTTACATCATGCGCTTCAGCGAAAGAACCGAGGTGCGCAGGGTGCAGAGGATTGGCTCCAACATCCGCCTGAGCAAGGACGACCGAATGTTTGAGCCTGTTGTACTGCCAGAGCAACAGCTGTTCTCAGTTGTTCCTGCGGTAGTGGGCAAGGTCTTCTGCTACACAAGGTGTCAGGTGGTCTAAGCCGCCGAAAAAAAGGGGTGCGCAAGGCACCCCTCAAAATGGCAACGCAAAAGCGTTGGCGGAGGAAGGAGACAGAACCCCGCACCCCGACTGTATGGCTGCAGCGATCACTTCGCAACAGATCGTATAGACAATACCAGAAGGTATTGACAGGTCGTTTTTTCTTAGCTAAGCTCTGCTCTATGGATAAAGAAGCCTACGACCCGCAAGACGATGAGGACGGTGGTCAAGCGTGGTTCGTGCAAGTGCAGCAAGCTGAGCAGCTTTGTTGCGAACAACAATACCGTCTAGTAATCAATCACACTGAAAGGAAGACTAACATGGGACTTATAGCGCGTGACAAAGCTGTCGAAAGTTCGTATGAAATTGCACCAGCCGGAGCGTTTGCGGCGCGGTGCTACCGGGTGATAGACCTGGGTACCCAGACGTTTAACGTCAAGGGTGAGACCAAGAGGGCGCACCAATGTGTCATCACATGGGAGATCAGCAAGAACATGGAAAACGGCAAGCCGTTCCAAATCTCCGAGAAGTACACAGTAAGCCTTAACGACAAGGCTCGGCTTTGCTTAATGCTGGAGTCTTGGCGCGGCAAGAAATTCACCGAGGTTGAGAAGCAGGGCTTTAACTGCCGAGAACTCGTCGGCAAGGTGTGCTTTCTCAACATCGTTCACACGACTAAAAACGACAGGACTTACGCAAACGTGGCTTCGGTGATGGCGATGCCGGAGGGCTTGCCCAGTCCGAAAATGGTCAACGAAATCCACATCTTTGATCTTGACAACTACTCGGTTGCTGATTTCGAGAAGACGCCCAAGTACTACCAAGAACTGATCCGAAAAAGTCCTGAGTTTCAGCAGCTTGATGCTGTTGGCTCTAACCCTGGCGCATCCGACCAAGACGACGAAGACATACCATTTTGAAGGAAACATCATGTCCACTGAAAAAGAATTGCGATCCCAGGTGCTGTCAGTGATTCAGGCTTCGCCGAATCCAGTCAGCAGTAGTGAAATTTCGATGACGCTTGGCAAAAGCATTGAGGCGGTAAGCCTGTCGCTTTTCAAGTTGTTTCGCGCCAAAGAAGTCAAGCGTAAGCAAGACAACAGTGGGCGCAACAAGTACCAGTACGTCTCTCGAAACATGAACCTAGAGGGGTTCTATCTGCGCCCTGGCTGCTTACCAATATCCAAGGCTCAGCGTAAAAGACAGGCTTTGGCTTTGCAGAACGCCAACGCGGTCGTTGAACAAAATCCAACGGCAACAGTTGATCGGATCACAATCTGCTTGGAAGACAGGGACATCACCTTGTCCATCCAAGAAGCAAAGTCTGTGGCTCGGGTACTAGAGCGAGTCCTGCGCAATGTGGCGCCTTAGACTGTCTGACAGGGACATTGAGATGGTGCAGAGGATCACCTTTGCTAGGCAAGACAAAAAGCGTCGGCATTATGTGCGCACAAAAAAGCACGATGTAAAGCGCGATGACTTTGGGATTGCTTACTTAGGATTCTTCGGTGAGGTAGCTGTTGCACGGATGCTGTGCATTGAGCCTGACGAGCGTGTGTTGGTTGGCGGGGACGGGGGAACAGACCTTGTCTTCGCCGGTCGCAGACTGCAAATCAAAACGACCATCTCACCGCAAACCAAAGACTGGCTGTACGTCAACAATGAACAAGCGTTCAGCCCGTACTGCCACTACGGAATCCTGTGCAACATCGATGACTACGAAACCACGGTCACCGTGCGCGGCATCATCGACCGCCAGGACTTCATTCAGAAATCAGAAGTCAAAAACTTTGGCTATGGCGAGCGGCTGGCTGTTCATTCCAAACAGCTGTTGAACATGAGCGCGCTTATCGCCGCGGCGCAAGAACCTTACGGAGTCCAAGTTGGAGAACGCATATGCTAACTAATAAGCTTAATCTACCCCAAGCTGTGGTCCTCGCGGTGCAAAACGACCCTTACACACGGGGCAACTCCGACATCAGCGTCACCCAGCTAATCACCCCACCCTATCAGCGACAGCTTAAAACAACTGTTGAGCCTGTTGAGGATGTGGCAGAGCGACTGTTCAGCCTTTACGGTCAGATTGGTCATGGCATCCTGGAGCGAGCCGGTCTCAGGCTTGGGTCCGATGTCGAGAACAGGCTCTTTGCTCAGTTCCACAACTGGACCGTGTCCGGTCAGTACGACCTCTTTGAGGATGGCGTTCTGATGGACTACAAGTTCACGACCTTCTGGTCGGTCAAAGGCGATGAGCCAAAGGTCGAGTGGGTGCAACAGCTGAACTTGCTTCGCGTGTTGGCGCTACGAAACGGCATGGATGTCAAAGCACTGCGAGTCATTGCCTTACTTCGTGATCACCAGATGACGCAAGCTAAGCGCGATTCCGAGTACCCACAGTTGCCGATTGCCGCGGTCGACATCCCCATGTGGGACATCGTCAAGGCGGAGGAGTTCATGCTTGAGCGGGTTAAGGCTCACCAGAACGCAGCCCCTCCGCCCTGCACAGACGAGGAGCGCTGGATGCAGCCCCCTGTCTTCGCCCTCAAGAAGAACGGACGCAAGACGGCAGTCAAGCTCTACGAGTCACGCGATGAAGCTGAGGCTGCGGCAGCGACTGGCGGCAAAGACCACTTTGTCGAATTTAGACCCGGCGAGTATCGGCGCTGCACCAGTTACTGCAACGTCGCGCACGGTTGCCCCGTCTTTCAACAAGCCCAACAATCGGAGATGCGATGAATCGCTTTATCAAGGAAGGAGATAAACCAACCATTGAAGAAGATGAGGCGTGGGAAGCACTTGGAAAGCAGAGCCAGATCAAAGACCCAATCAACCCAAGTCATTACAAAGTTGGTGGAATTGAAACGATTGACTTCATGCGCGCCAAATCAACTACTGAAGAATTTACGGGTCACTTGCGTTTAACAGCTATCAAGTATTTAAGTCGTGTTGGTCATAAAGATGATGCACTTCAGGACTACAAAAAAGCACACTGGTACATACACCGTTTAATTCAACACTTGGAGGGAAAAAATCATGGCAATCTCTAAAACGAAAACGAAATTAGCTGTTGTAAGCAACAAAGTCGAAGAAGAAAATAAACCACCACATATTTTTGATCCAGAATTTAAGTGGGCGCGCGGCTCTGACGTTCAAAAAACTTGGCGCAAGTTTGGATGGGTGCCGCCAACTGAAACAAAATTCAAGCACATTTATGATCACACTTTGACTGACAGCAATATCAAATGATAAAGTTCTGTCCGGGTCTGCGAATGCTGCTGCAATAGGAGACTTAACATGAGTATTTACAAGCGCGGCAGCATTTACTGGATTGAAGTGCGCGGTCCAGATGGCACCAGACATCGTGAATCAACTGGGTCTGGTAACCAGTTAACAGCAAAGGCGTACCACGACAGACGTTTGGCTGAAATCACAAGGGGTCAAGCCAAACCTCTAACTTGGGACGACGCCACTAAGCGGTGGTTTGCTGAGCGCACAGACAAGCGGTCGCTGGACCGTGACGTATCGATTGCGCGATGGCTTGATCAGCACTGGTCTGGTCGAGTGTTCTCGACGATCACTGATGGCGATGTTCGCAAGGCAGTGGAGCAAAAGCGTATTGAGACTACGGACTCAAATGCAAACCACTACCTAAAGTTCGTGAAGGCGCTCTTTAATAAGTCGGTCGAATGGGGATGGATGGATGTGTCGCCCGTCAAGATGAAGACCTACCCCGCGCCCAAAGCGCGTCTGCGGTTTCTATCTGAGGATGAACTGTCCAGGTTGATGCGTGAACTGCCGCACCACTTGCGGGTGATGGCTGAGTTCAGCGTATTGACAGGTCTTCGGATGTCCAATGTGACTGGACTTCGGTGGGACCGGGTTGACATGCAGCGTCGTTTGCTGTGGATTGAATCGACTGAGTACAAGTCGGGTCGAAATCACGGCATCCCTCTAGGGGATAGAGCGATCCAGATTCTTGAAGGTGAAAGAAACCAAAGCGCTACACATGTGTTCACATACTGCGGCTACCCAGTACAGAACACAAACACAGCAGCCTGGAAGAAAGCACTGGGCAGGGCTGGCATCTCTAACTTCAGGTGGCACGACCTCCGTCACACCTTC